TTGGGACGTTATGAGTACTTTCGAGGTAAAGAAAGAAGATGGCATATGGAATGTGACTGCACTTGAGGAGGTCGAGTATAAAGGGGCTACTTACCCTGAAGGCTGCATGGTCTTCAGGTTAGAAGAGACCACTGCAGGTTCAAAACATGACATGGAATTATGCCTATCTGCTCTTCATAGCATTCTCCAGGTTCCTAATCTTTCTGAAGATGATTGCTGCGAGTTTATTTTAGCCAACTTGTATGGTGATAAGTATACTCCTGTGGCTGTTTACACAACTTCTGATACTGTCATGACTAAAGCTTGCAAGATGTTTAAGCAAGTGGCTCAAAATGATGATATCAGGGCTATGGGTGCTGAAGCTGTCAGTGAACACCCTGAACTGACTCAATACGTTCTCGGTGCTTTTGTGAGTAGTAACCCTAGTCTTCACAATCTTCAAGCGATTGTAGACAAGATGTGTAAAGGAGGAGCAAAATTGAATGTTGATCAGCGCTATCTGAAGGCCGCATTTGGTTTGTTTACTTATTTGCTAAGACCGCAAGATTGGCAAATGCAAGCTGACACTGACCCAGCAATTGCGGGGAAGTTGAGGTTTAACCCAAATGCTGCTGCAGGATTCAAACATTTCAATATTGATATAGCTAGAAACAAACGAAACAATGGTCCGTATATGGATGAAGCTTTAAAGCAAATATTGGAGCAACTCAAAGATTACATTGGTAGATCAGAAGACCTAATACCTCCTGCAGTTCATAACTACACTGTTAAGCCTGAAGTGAGAGAAGTGGGTGCAGAGTTAGGTAAAATTAGATTAATTGGTATGATTGGTCAACTACATGATATGATATCGAAGATAGTGGATACTCCCTTCATGCAAGGTTTCCAGAGGTGGTCTGGCTGCATGATAGGTACTAGCGTTTGGACTTCTTTGTCACCGTTTCTTATGCATGCGATGAGAGAAGGGGACTTCAATACGTATAGACCTGAACTAAGGGAAGGACTTCCTATGGTGGTTGACCCTCAAGCAGATTATTTCTATATTGTTCTGGATGTATCTGGTCAGGATGTTAGTTTTAAACCTGTCCTATTATTTTTATTGTTGATGTTTAGACATTTATATGTGGAGACTGATGATCCAGTGGCTCTTGAGTTGTTTGATGAATTGTTTGCAAACGAAACAGCTCAAGTGAACACTAAATTAGTTCAATGGTTCGGAGGGCTCTGGTATATTGTTCAAGGGATTATGACCAGTGGTTACCATGGTACGAGTCATGTTGATTGTTGTATGTTAGTAGTCAACATGTTGATGGCATTAATGATGTTGCTTGTTCCTCATGGGATAACACCTAAGCAGATAGCAGATCAGTCTTGTATTGCTGTCTATGGAGACGATTCAGTACTTCGTCTTCCTGTAGCTTGGGCTTCTTATCTTGGCGCAACTCCTAATGGATATCCTGAGCACTTAGGTGATAAATTAGCTAGCTTAGGTGTAGAGCTCAAACCAGAGGAGACTAGGTGCTTATTTCAAACTAAAAAGCATAAGAAGAAGTTTTTCACTATGATAAAGGATGATAAGATTGTCCCTGGTTATGAGGGCATATCTTT